CTTGTATTGTCATGAGTTTTTATTACATCTTTTTCATTAGTTGATAGATTTTTAATATCCTCATTAAAATTCATATTCCATTCAGCAACCATTCTTATTAAACAATTTCCAAAATGCCTTAATGACATAGCATCGAAATGTATTTTTTTATGTTTAATAATAATTTTTATTTCTTCATCTGAAAAATTTAAGTCACATGAACCATCTTTAGGGTTTTGTCTAAAATCCATTTTGTTCCTCTATAGTTGTTATTCCCCAATAAGGTCTTTTATCCATATAATTATTTGCATATTTACCATTTTTTAAAACATAATGTAAAAAACATTGAGTATGCCAATCCCCGAAAAATTCATCTCGTCTATGGTTAATTTTAGAACCCAGATAAATAATCGCGTCTCCAGGTTTAGTTATTAATTTTTCGTTTTCCATATATATTGGCCAATCAGGACCATTGTTTCCAATATGAACGGTTAAACTTACTTCACAAGAAGGCCTGTCTTTATGATTTTTTAAGATGGCATGTTTAGTATACATTCTCCAATAAGAGTAAGTTGGTAATAATTCTACATTAAGTTTTTTTTCTATTAGGTTTTGTTTTGTCAACAACAAAGATTCCATTGCTGGATCACCATAAAAAGCTGTGTCATAAGTATTACTAAATTTAAAGTCAAAATTTGTTGTATTAAGTCTGTGTTTAATTTGACAATATTTATTTAATAAAATAATTTCACTCTTATCTAAAAAATTTTTTATCTTAACAAAATTAAAATCTTTACTTATCTTGCCCATGCCACCACCGAAAATCTTTCTCCTTTTGTAACTGGAGTCACTGTATGAGGAAACATAAAATTACTAGGCCAAATAATTAATCTATTAGATACTTTTTTAATTTCATAAATTTTTTTAGATTCTAATAGTTTAAAATTTAAATTACCACCCTCATAGTTATCATTAACAAAATAAATTAAACTCATAGTTCTAGGTGCTGAGGGGCCATCATCAATATGAAATTTATAGTGCCCTCCTTCACTATATTTTAAAACCTGCATGTCGTTTATATTTACATTAAGATCAAAACCATCATAGTTTTTATTATATTCTTTAAGATAATGTGAAAAACATCCAAGAAAAAACGAAGCCCAATGAGCATTTGTTAAACTAGAATCATTTATGTTTGATAAAGTGTATCCCATAACATTTCTTATTGAGGAATCTACACTTTGAGAACCATCAGCATTTATAATAGCACTAGGGTCGTATTTGAGATTATTTTTACAAATCTTTGTAAACGTGTCTAAGGCACTTTTATCAAGAATGTTATCAAATACTTTTATATAATTATTAACTATTTCCACGATTTTCTATGCCACCAGTTATTTTTATAATTATGTAATAAAGTTTTCATAAAATTAAATCTATGTTTTATTAGTTCTTTTTCACCTTTAGTTTTAATTTTTAATTTCCAAGCATCTCTTTTAAAAGGTATTACCTGCACATAAGGTGTTCCTTTTTTTATAGTAGTTTTCAAAATAGGGTATTTATCACCGTTAATAATTATAGGAAAATTAACTTCATAATCGAATGTATCTGTGTCAACTATACCTGGGATTATTGAAAATCTATCATCTTGGTTATTTAAAGGAGGTAAAAATAAACAAGAATATCCAGGAGGTGTTTTTATAAACCAGGGGTTTAAAATTTTTAAAAAAGAAAACCCATTGTTTTTTTTAACAAAAGGACATTTTTCTCCAAGTTGTTCTATTGGGTGATAAGAGCTTAATCCGCTTACATTTATATTTATTTTTTCTTTTGATTTTTCTGGTAAAGTATTTACAGGACTTTCCCATATAGATTTTTTTTCATCTGTATCTGAATCTATAATATTATGAGCTAAATAAGAATCGTTTGGTATTTTTAATATATAACCTGTTGTTAATGTATCTAAAAAAGGCATACATCCTTTTATTGTCCGTAATGTAGCAGTGTGATCTAATTCTTTATACCAATCAGGTATATTTAATTTACAGGGTATAGGTCTTAAATCTTTTTGATTGGTTATTAATTCATCTGAACTAAACTCAATAATATTAGATAACATATCTTAAATCTTTTTTGTGAAAAGAAATATATTATACTAAGGTATTTGTAAAGGACTATAATAAGTTATTGAATTTTCAACGCAATACTCTTCCCAAGTTTTATTTAAAGGATAAGTAATACTTGATAAATCTTGAGATAATAAAACATTTTTGTAAGTTTCTAAATTACTAAACATAGGGTTATCTGGATTAGAATCTAAAAACATTTCTAATTGAGCAACAATTTCATTAATATGTTTTTGTAAACTTTCTTCATCTACAAATGAAGTAACTATGTCTTCATAAACAATAGTATCGCCAGACATTTTAGCTGATTTTTTATTTTTTCTTACATTATCAAAATCAGAGTCCGATACAGTTTTTACGTTGTAAAAAACATCTTCAATATTCATGTGAACTTTTTCATCAGAAGATGCTATTTTATATAAATCATTTTCGTTAAAAATTAAATAAGCCATAATAATTATCCACTATTCTCTATTAGGTATATACTACCTGGGTTTCCATTGTTTCCTGGAGTGCCTGTTGCTGTTCCGCCACTTCCACCTTTTCCTGTACCTCCAGGATTGGGAGAATTTGCTCCAAATAAAATATTTCTAGTTACATCGGTAACTGTTGCGCCTGGTGCGCTACCAGAAGAACCTCCGCCCCCACCGCCATTTGAGCTTCCTCCATTTCCAGTGGAGCCTCCGTTTGCAGTAGCTAAGTTTGTAATATTACTGTTTCCACCTGCATTTCCAGAAGGTGCAGGGTTGTTATTGGAACCTGAAGTTCCTCTGCTTCCACCAGCACCAACAGAAAAACTATACCCAGTTCCGCCAGAAACAGGACCTGCAAAAAAACCAAATCCACCGGATCCGCCACTACCGCCATTACCAGCATTTCCTCTTCCTGCCCCACCTGCACCACCTGCAGATAGATATGCTTGAAATTTTGTAGCTGAAGGATGTGCAGTATAAGTTCCAGATACGGGACCATTTTGAAATCTTACCACTTGAAAGTTAGATGAACCCGCGCCAGAGGAAGCTGCGGTCAATCTTCCTTGAGCATCAACTGTAATTGATGCAGCAGTGTAATCTCCTGCACTTACTGCAGTGTTAGCTAATTTATCAGCGGTTACAGCATCGTCAGCAATGTTAGCTGTTGCAACTGCATTATCAGCGATCGCTGCAGTGACAACTGCATCATCAGCAATTTTTGCTGAAGTCACAGCATCGTCTGCAATTTGTGCGGTTGCGATTGTTCCAGAAATATTTGCAGCAGCAACAGTTCCACCTAAAGAGTCTAATGAAATTTCGTTTAAGTTTGTTCCATCAGAATATGCTGCGTAAATTTTTGCTTGGTCTAAAGTAAATCCAGTACCCGATGCAGTTTTAATTGTAAGGTTAGTTGGATTAGTTAAACCTGTTGCATCAAATATATAAAATTTTTCTATTGAATTTGGGATAGTACAAATTGTACTAGCAGCAATAGTTGCTGACGCAAATTTAATTACCATGTTTCTTGCGTTAGATAACGCACCATCTGACATTACAAGTGCTAAAGTACCACCACTTGAAAGTGTTACTTGTTCGAAACCAGCGATAGCTTGTTGAATTACATTTAAATTTGTGTTTGTTTTATCTCCCCATGTACCAGCGTTTTCACCGGTTACCATTAGTTCGAGTTTTAAATCTGTAGAATAACTAGATGCCATAATTTTTATCTCCTAAATAATTTAAATAATACCTCATTTAAGCAGCCCGATCAACCTCAGTCCAAGTATTATTTACTCCTGGATTTATTTCAGCCCATGCAGTAATAATAGGACTTCCTACTGAAGCTGTCAACTGTATGCCTGTAACGTCAACACTCGCATTACCTACAGCTACTACAGAGCCTGCAGAGCTTGTTAATTGTAAACCTCCTACACCAATTATTTGACCTGGTATATCTGCGTGTTGGCCAAGAGTCATTGTTAACTGTTGTCCTGTAACTGGCTCATTAGTAGATTGAATTAAGCTTATAGACCCTAGGGTCATTGTAGCTTGAATACCTGTAACATCTACTGGAGTTTTAAGACCACCTACAGCAGTTCCTACAGACATCGTAGCTTGGATACCAGTAGCACTTACATTAGCATCTGCAGTAAATGTAGAGGCTGTTGTTAAAGCATCAAGCTGATCTTCCGAAGCTAATACAAATATATCTTGGTCAATTTGAATTGAAAAAGATGGACTAGCGAAAGTAGTTGTCAATTGACCAGCACTTGTCACTGAAACATTTACATCTGTAAATGCAGCTGTTGCTGGGAAATTAATTGTAGAAGTAAGTTCTTGACCAACTGCTTGTGCGGAGAATGCTCCACCCCAGGCCAAGTTACCCCAAGTTCTTCTACCCCAACCTATTCCAGTAAGAGTAGATTCATCAACTGTAACAGAACCTATTCCTGAATTTAATTGTTGTCCTGTTACGTCAATTTCTTGTCCAATAGGAGTAGATACAGTTCCAACTCCAATTGATTCAAGAGATCCTGTAACAATTTGAATAACAGAGGTACCTCCTGTAGCACCTGCGTTTGTTGCAGTTAAAGTTGAGCCTGTTACATCTACACTTGCGTCACCCGTTACTGATTGTAAATTTCCGATTGAAAAAGATAATTGAACACCTGTTACATTTGGTGCAGATCCAGAAAGATCTCCCCATTCATTTTCTCCCCAAGTGTCACCACCCCAACCTACTTGAATAATACCTGCAGCGGATACACTGCCAATGCTGTAGGTTGCACTTATTCCAGAAACAGTTAATCCGACATCACCTTGTGCTGCCCAACTACCTTGTCCCCAACTAAGTGCACCCCACGCATTTGACATTCATTCTTATCCTTATGCTATTCTTAAGATAGCAGCAGAAGTAGTAAACGCAGGAAACTGGATTGTAAATGTTCCAGATGTTGCAGTTTTATCACTTCCAAAATCTAATACAGCAACTGCATCAGTAGTATTTGAACCACCATCAGTAGTTGTGTTGTAAATCAAAGCACCTCTTGCAGTAAGAGTTACGTTTTGAAAACTAAGATCAGCAAAATCAGTAATAGCTACTGAAGATGAAACTTTAACACCTTGATTTACAAGAGTACCGCCACCCGCTGTATAGTTTGATGAAGTCACTTCATTTGCAGTTGCATAGTTTGTTGTTGATTTTCCTAAAGTTGCAGAACTTGTATACATTGCTAATTTGTAAGTATCAGATGATGTATCAAAGTCGTGCTTTCCTTGAAGTAATTCTTTTTTAAAAGAATCACAGATTGCATTTGTTGTTATTGCCATAATTATTCTCCTTATTAATTTGTGTTTGGAGGAGGTGAAGGTATTTGTACTCTTGGTACTCCATCATCGTACTCCGCTCGTCTTCTTCTACCCATTTGTTGAAGGGCAAAATTCTGTACTTCTTCATTGTACTTCTTTTCGTAAAGATTGTACATATCCATAGGACCTTTTAAAAACCTAAAAGCTTCCGTTAATACACCGTGTAGTAACATAGACTCTTGATACTTAGCTATGAAGGTTTGATTAGTTGAAGTAAATTCTGGTGGATCTTTAATATAATTTATTTGTATTTCTAAAGCAGTAGCAGGTACTGGTGCAACTAGAATATTGAAATCATCCCAGTTTGCGTAATATTTAGGAGTACCTGTAGCTCCTGTGCCGTTAAATTCTGATATATAACTTGTATCTCTTTTTTCCAAAAAAGTTCTATTTCCAGAACCATCAATAACTTGCACAGATCTTAATATTAAAGCATCAGATGGCATAGCTACATATCTGTTACTTGCTGTAAAATTAGAAGTAGCATATTTTCTTAAATCGTCATAATCAACTTTGCCTGCAATATCTAATTCAACGCTTCTTATGAAATCTTGAATAATTGCATCAGTTAAAACATTACTATCTACCTCAGTGTAGTTTCTTACTTGTGTTAAAAAATTTGAATGTGTTATAGCCATTATGTAATACTCACCGTTACCTTTCCTAAAAGTAAATCTGCTTGTCTACTTCTATTTTGTAAAGACGGGTCTTCTGGAATCATACTATGTAAAATTGTAGTTACTCCATCTCTAATTACTTCTACATATTGAGTTTGAAAAGCAAATTGACCTGGTAAAGTTAAATTAGCTATTCCAACCATAGAACCACCTGAACTTACTATTGTATCGTCATTGGGTGCTTGTGGGTTTATAGTAGATATATCAACTGGTTGTTGAAACTTCATATTTCTAGAATTTTGTAAAGCTATTGCATCCGCAGTATTATGTCTTCTACGTATTTGTGGATGTTTCGGTTCAAACTCTGAATAATGAACTAATGAACCATTCCATTCTTTAACCATTTCAGTGTAAGGAAAAGCCATTCCTGATCTATCTGAAATTGCTTGTGATCTTTTACCTGTTGCCCATTTAGCCATAATTATATTCCATTAGGGTAGAAAGATTGAGGAGTAATATAAGTTGAAGCTCTTTGACCATCTTCATCTAATGCTCTTTTAAGTTGATCTTCATAAATTAATTTATTTTGTTGTACAAGTGTTGGTGCATTTTTCATCGCTAAATAATAAGCAAGTCCTGCAACCATACAAGGTAAAAATCTAAATACCACATCAGCATCATTTGTATATGCTCCTGCATCTTGTATTCTTTTAATGACATAATATTTTAAAACAGTATAAGTATTTAAATTAGGTGCTTGATATAAATATATCTTAGGGATTTCTTGTCTATCTACATAGTATTGTGAGGGTTGTCCTAAAGCTAATTTGTTTGGTAAAGCAGCATAAGCTGATCTATCAATTTTTGTTAAAGAAACATCTTGTGTGTTAACTGTATTAGCACCTGCTGCTGTTGTAGATACAAAAGCTTCAAGAACATCGCTTACCGCGGCATCCACAGCGTATTCAGCTTGGCCCGAAACTAAAGCGTTTTCATGTAATGATACTTTCCAAAGGTGGATTCCTCTATTAGCCCATTCTGCAAATAATAAATTAAGACTTGTTCTAGCTGATCTAAGACTGTGACCACTTGTTGTAGTCATTCCACATCTTTCGTAAGCTTCTTGAATAATCTCTTCTATAGAAAGATCAAATGTCGTAGTCCCTGAAGTTGCCATTAATATCCTTTTTACGGTTATACAATTTCTTGGATTGTACCACTTTTTGACTAAACTTTGAAGACCTTAGGTTTTTTGCGATTAAGTTTGTTTTTAACTTGTAGTTTTTTCTTTTTTTCACCTCTTGCACCTCTTAGCTTGCCATCTATTTGAGCAGTTATTTGTCCTCGTCCTATTGCCATTATAATATATCCTTCGCTTTACCTATAATAGGTTTATACTTTGTTTTTCCTTCTTGTCTATAAGCAAGAAGATATTGTGCTCTTCTGTTTTCAGGAATCCAACTTGCGTGGATCCACCCACTGTTGGGTTCTCCGGGCGTGTAGTACTCGAGAATCAATTGATCTGTTTCAAGGTTCTTTTTTACCCAATCAGCTACTTCAGCATTATCAACTCCTACACATTCGAAATCACAAGCCTCAGCTTTTGCATGTTGTGAATTTCTAGAGCTGCCGATAGCTAGACATAAATCTTCACTACGAAATCCACTAGTCACCTTTACTCTGCCAAAGTGGTCACGTACCGGTTGTAGTATATTTTCACAAAGATCTTTTAATTTTTCTATTTGTCCTGCATTAGGATTATTATTAATACCCTTTCTAACAGCTGTATCTGATTTGATAAGCTCCAATAGAGTGAAGTTACGACTCAAATTCATATTTACTCCTATTCTAAAATTAATTTTTTTATCGACAAAGATCCATCAATATTTGTTTCAAGTTCTGCTTTTGATTTAATACATTGGTATTTTATGTGTGACTTAGATGCACGTTTAGCAACTCTCTTACCTTTTAAACAATCAGACATTGTTGGTTGTATACGGGCTTCTTTGATCTCTCCGTTAATAATCATAAGAAGGGCTACAATTAATTCTGTCATTAGTAAGCCTTTCCATTTTCTCTAACTTTATCTTTCAGTCCTTCAATATCCTCTAATGCTTTATCTAATTGCTCTCTTAAAAATTCTATATTGACTTTGTTAGTCATATTCATCTCTTGAGTCTGTTCCATCTTCTCAACGGTTTTATATAAATCTTCAATTAAAAAATGTTGTTCCTGATCTGTTGGAACCTGTTCGCTTTTCTTTAACAAATCATTTGTAAATAATTCTCTTGATGTCTCTAACGATACCAATCTCGCCGTCAGCTCTGTGTATGCGAACACACCCATTGCTACGAGCACTATCAGGCTAGCAACCGTCTTCATCGGCATCTGCACGCGTGCCTCTTCTCCGATGTTTAGTGGTTTATTACTCATCTTTTGGTCCTATAAACTTGTCACCCATAAGTTTGATATCAGGATTTTCTTTTTTATAATCATCTTTAATTGAGTCCCAATAACTTCCTTCAGGTTTAATAATTTTATCATCGGGAATTATTATACCAGAACATTTAGAAACTAACAATTTGAAGTTAGGATTGTTTTTTAAAGTAGGGTTTTTATTAACTTTTCCACACATTTTCATTAGCTCTAATTGTTGTTTTAATTCCATGTTTTCTTGCTGAACCTCTTTAAACTCATCTGTACAGGCTGAACCTAGATATTTTCTATAAGTAAGAGATATGGACCTATCATCAGAAGGGCTATTATAATTATTACTAGGATCAAAGTGTCTATACCTATTTTCTGAGTCCCTCTGTTGGATTGATACGCTAACATCACCAGTACTACAAGTATTAGTACCATTATTAAGATATTCATTTTTAGGATATGCTGGACCTACCCAAGCCAACAAACAAAGCAGAATAATCAACACACTTGTAAAATAATAATTCATCCTGGCTATCTCCATATGTCACCTTAATAATTTATTTCTCTGTTTAGATCTTTGATATCATAACTGTGTTCTCTAACCTGATCAGCTAATTGTCTGTATAAATTTTCTGCCATCTGCCACGTTGCTTCAGCAGAAGATAGTCTTGTATTGATATCTGTAATATTTTTTTCTAATACACCTACATCTCTTTCAAGATTAGTAAGTCTTAATTCGTTTTGATTAATAGTGTCAGTAAGATTTACAATGTAACGAACGCCAGTAAATGTTCCGACTAGCACTGAAGCTACCACTGGAACCATTACAATATTCTTTTTTAATAAATCTACTAAATTCATTTTTTTCTTTTTTTCTCATTGAAAATATTATCAACCCAATTAAATAACTTGTCTAGTAACCCAAAAAAATTGTATATAAATCTATCCATTATTCGTAAGTATTATCTTCTGCTTTTACTTTTTCTTCAACATCGTAAAACATTTTGTCACTATCCTCTGTAAGCCAGTCTTTGTTTTCAACATTCCATTTCGTAGTTTGTACCGAATAGTCTGGAACACCGTCACCAACAGTGTAGTTAGGAGCATCCCACAAAATACGGTTATTAGGCTGAGCTGCATAATTGCCGTCATCAAGAGCCAATATATGCGCACACTTATGTTCAGCGGGTATTTCAGAATGTTCCGTATCCAAAATGTTTCCTTCTGGATGGCCCCAATCAATGGTAAATAAATATTCGAACGGATAATTTTTTTTATCTTTTCCATAATACTTTCCTCGTTTACCTCTTAGAAAACTAAAGCAATGAACACTAGGATAATAACTAAAACAATTCCACAGTTGAAGCTGGTCAACCGGCATATCGGGCACTTCGGCTCTATCGAATTTTTCTTGAAAAAACGCTGATATAGGCAATCGCCAAAAACACGCACCGTTTGGTAACATAATGTTAAATAAGAGTGCGCGATCTGTAATAGAGACCACACTAAAGATACAACAGTCAACAGACTCTCCTTGATGTTTTTTAAGATCATATAAATACTCCTTTCTTATCTTGCAGTATATAGGTGGTATATCAGCATTCAAGTATGCCATAAGCTAACACTTCCAACGTCTTCTAGCTTGTCTTAATCTTGAATTTGGATCTTTTGCAGCTTTAGGAAACTTCTTCATTTGCCCTGCTGATCTTGCACAATAAGATTTTCTACGTGCTGCTCTTTTCTTTCCTGGATTATCTTCTGTAACAGCTGTGCTTAATTTACTTCCAGGGTTCTTTCTTCTGTATGCTGCAACACCTGCAGCAGTCATACCTGCACCACTCTTAGTAGATCTAAAATTTTTTTTATTTCTAGCAGGCATATTATCACCACCTCTTTTAAAACTAGCAACACCACCAAGTGCTTTTCTTTTTTTTCTAAAAATTGATCTTGTGACTTCATTAAAAGAAGGCATATTAGTCAATCTTTCCATATCCATTCTCCAAGATTCAGCAGAACCTGAAGAACCTATTTGTCTTCCTGATCCCATTCCTCTTAAGGAATTAGCACCCTTACCTCTTACTTTGTGAATTTTAAAAGAACTTCCTCTTTGTGATTGTGACTTAGCTGGTATAATAGCTGATTTACTACCACTACCACTACTAGAAACATTTTGATATGGTTTAGCTGTGCTTTGATTAACTTTATGACCATGAGCTTTTTCAAAACGAACTTTTTGTTTTTTTGCGGCTTTATTTCTTTTTATGCTTTTGACAAGATCAACAATTTTCTTGCCTGCGTATTTTCCGCCTGCATAAGTTAATCTAAATTTACTCATCTTACGTAAATGTAATTGTTACACCCGCAGTTCCAGCAATAGTTGCATGTATTCCATCTATAAATAAAATACCTGAACCAGGTAAATACATATCTAAACCTTCAGTTCCAAACAAATATGTTGCAACCGTTGTGCCAGTTGCTCCACCACTTCTAAAAATGATTGAACCACTTGCATTACCTTTTGCTTGAATAGATGTAAGCCTAGCTCTTCTATTTTGTGCAACCATTTGTGCTGTTGCTGTAGCATGGGCACTGCCTTGATCTGATGTAAAACTTCCTCCACCTGACATAATTTTCTCCTATTGTTTGTGGCTCCCGAAGGAGCCACTAATTATTTATTACGCTGCAAATGCAAATGCACCAGTGACAGCTGCTGCTGCACCAGTCATTTCAGTTGCAATGTGCCATGTACCATCTTCAAAACACATAAAAGCAATTTTGCTTCCAGTTGTAAAACAGTTTGTTGCTGCGTCAGCTGGTGTAAAAGTTAATTTAGTTTCACCTGCTGTAGAAGTATCGAAAGTTACTTCATTTGCCGCTCTTGATTCAATTAAAGAACTAGTAGCCCAAACGTCAGAACCTGCTGCATCAAAAGTTAATACTGCTGTTCCACCTGCTGTGTCTTTAGATTGAACATAAACTGCAATTGCACCTTTTGTTGCTGCTGGTAATGCAACAGTACAAGCTGCAGCACCTGTGTAATTAACGACTGCAATGATTCCATCAGCGATAGAAATATTTGTTGCTGTTGCTGTGTCAGCTAAAAGTAAGCCTGTAAGATCAGGCATACCTGAACTCATTCTTGTTGTTACTGCACCTGTTGATGCATTTTTAGTAGCCATTTGAAAGCCACCTTCAGAACGTACCGGTCCCGAAAAAGTAGTTGATGCCATAATTTTCTCCTTTGTATAGCGTTCGTTATGTAGTCTCTATACCGTCTGCCTAGCCAGTCTACATAATAATTATTTTTCTAGGTCTTTTTATTATACATAAAAAAAGGGGCGATGTGAACACCGCCCCTTAAAAGTAACCCATAAGGGTTAAATATATTGACTATTAACTAGTTGGTAAATTTCCGTTACCAAAAATACATCTTGGATCTGAGAATCCAAAAGAGTATCTTTCTCTAGCTTTAAATCTCATATTACCTGTATCGAAGTCACCTTCCATAGCAGTTTTGATTGGTGATCTAACAAACATTTTTAGTCCATTAGGCACATCAGTTAACAAGAAGAATGAGTCTGTGTCAGTTAAAAAGTTATTAACTCTGTAACCTTCAGGAACCATTCCCATGTTATTAATTGCATTGATGTCATTGTCGGCAGTTCCAACTCTCA